ATGACTTACTTAAATAAAATCTCAGACACTATTGAACTATCAGATAAGAAAATGATGGAAGTAGATGCTAAAGGCAGTTTTAAATCAGATGATGAGATAGGATTTTTCTTTGAACAAATCAAAACTATTCAAACAGCATTAAATTCTTTTGTTATTAAAAATATTACAAAATAATGGAGGAGGTAGTAGTTAAGAAGAAAAAGGGTGTCCAATACTTTACCCAAGACGCCGAAGATGCTATTGTATTATATAATAACACTACGGATTTTGAATTAAAAAGTAGAATATATCAAGATAGAATTCATTACGCCTTTTTTAAACTTACCGAAAACATCATTCATACATTTAAATTCTATTATACAGAAGTTGATAATATCGAGGATTTACAACATGAGGTAATTACATTCTTATTATCTAAAATCCATCTATTCAACCCAGAACGTGGAGCTAAAGCGTTTTCTTATTTTGGAACTATTGCTAAACGTTATTTAATTTTATCTAATCAGAAAAATTATAAAAAGCGTGTTGATACTGCCCCAATTGAGATTTTAGAAGAAGATGAAAATCATTCATATATAATTGATGATTCATCTTTAAATGATCGTTTATCTAAATTTATAGATCTATATACAGAACATTGTAGTCAAAATTTAACAAAAATATTCCCTAAAGAATATGATGCTAAAATAGCAGATGCAATTTTAGAATTGTTTCGTAAAAGAGAAAATTTAGATATATTTAATAAAAAAGCTCTTTACATTTATATTCGTGAAATTGTAGATGTTAAAACCCCTAAGATTACTAAAATAGCCAATCAGTTATACGATATTTTTAAACAACACTATTTTTTCTATTTAGAGCACGGATATACAAATTTTTAGTTTTAATATTTATAATAAACTAATATCGTATATTATGTCACAATTTGAAAATATTATTTTTGGTAAGAAAAAATTCTCCGATGTTTTGGAGGAAATTTATAATAACCAAAAGAAAAAAGACCAACAGGTTACTGCTTTAATTTCCGAGTTAAAACCTTTAATTTCTGATATTGGGGATGCTACTTTAGTAGTTCCCTTAATTAAGGAATATATGGAAATTGGTGTTAAAAATGATGATATCTTAATTAAAATGGCAGCTTTAGCTCAACGTGCTATGGCAACTGTATCAGCTGATGGTTCTCTTACTATTTCTGATGAGGAAAAAGACCAGTTAATAGCTGCTATGAATGAATTAAAAGGAGATAAATAATGGGTCAATATGGATTTGCAGCACTAAATCAACAACTTAATGCTAACGCTAATAATGGATTTAACGTTGCAAATGCTATTTCCCAAGCCAATTTAATTAGAGCAGTACGAGTATTAAGTATTGTTTTAGATGAAACACACCCAAGATTTCAAGAATTAGGATCATGGAATGGTTTAGGTATTATTGAATATGAAGATGTTAATAATCCATTACCTTCCCCATCATTACCTACAGCAAGATCATTAACCGGTAATTTTAAAAATTTACCCTTAATTAATGAGGTTGTTTATTTAATTGGACTTCCAAATACTGAAATTGAAGCAATATCTTCAAATACAGTTGAATATTATATTAATATAGTTTCACTTTGGAATCACCCCCATCATAATGCTTTTCCAACAGCGCCAAATGCTTTACCCCCAACACAACAAAAAGATTATGTTCAAACAACTGGAGGTAACGTTCGAAGAGTAACAGATCAATCAACAGAAATTTATTTAGGTAAAACATTTATTGAACGTTCTAATATCCACCCAATATTACCTTTTGAAGGTGATATACTTTATGAAGGTAGATGGGGTAATAGTATAAGAATTGGTTCTACTGTTAAAAATACACCTAACAACTGGTCTTCAGTTGGTACAAATGGTGATCCTATTATGATTCTTCGAAATGGTCAAGGTGTTCAAACCGAAGAAGGTTGGATACCAACAATAGAAGATATTAATAATGATGATTCTTCTATTTATCAAACAAGTACTCAAAAAATACCTTTAAATGCATCAAGTACTTCTTATTTTAGTTATAAAAGTAATCCACCTCAAGCTCCTTATCAATACACTGGAAAGCAAATTATTATAAACTCAGGACGTTTAGTATTTAATTCAACTGTAGATCATATTTTATTAAGTTCCAAAAAATCAGTTAATTTAAATGCTGTTGAAAGTGTTAATATTGATGCTCCTACAGTTACATTACAATCAGGAAAATTATATTTAGGTTCTAAAAATGCAACAGAACCATTATTATTAGGAAATAAAACAATTGCTACTTTAAATAATTTAATTAATAATTTAAATGCATTTTTACAAATTTGTTCTACTGTAGTTTCAACAGCTCCCGGAACACCAATTGTTCCATTAAATTTAGCTGCAAATCAATTATCATCTCAGCTAAAAATAATTCAGGGTAATCTTGAAAAGTTAAAGTCAACATCTAATTTTACCATATAATGGCAACAATTACTCCTGAAGAACAAGAACAAGAAAGATTACAGCAAGCTGCTGATGATCAACTTATATTAGATCAACAAGATGCTGAAAATATCGATGTAAATCAAATTGAAAATGCTACCCCATCTGATTTAAAAGCAATGGGTATTGCTAAATTACCTTTATTATTATTAGTAATAGGCAATCAAGTTAAAAAAATAATTAATCCAGCATTAAAAAATCTAATAGATACTTATATAAAAAAGTTTTTAGATATGGATGTTTGTCCGGATGCTGCTACATTAGCAAAAATTAGACAACAAAGAGATTTAATAGTTGGTCAATTAAATAAAATAGGTAGAGTATTAAATGTTATTACAATATCATTAACTGGTGTTTCTACATTTTTAAATTTATTACAAGGATTTATTAAAGGAATAGATTTAGCAAAAATTGCAGCTAAAATAGCAGCAGTATCTTTTCCTGTACTTGCACCAGCTTTACCTGGTCTTTTAGCTACTTTAACTAATGCTAAAACAGCAGCTCTTATAGACCCAACTACAGGTAACTCAAGATTACAAAAATTAACCTCAATTATAGGTGGAGCTGCTTTAGTTGCTTCTATTATAGGTGGTTTTATATTAGTAGCAATAGAGTTATTAAAATCAATAGATGCATTTTTAGAAAAATGTGATCCTAATAATATGAATTCACTTCTCCCTATTTCTAAAGAAGTTCAAGATATAGCGGATGCTCAATTACAAGCAGATAATACTCAAAATCTAACTACATATCAAGGTTTTATTATTGAAATAGAAATAGTTCCTTATACACCTACTGTAGATCGTAGACGTGCCGTTGGTAAAAATCAATCAGGAATTGTATTAATTCAGACCGAATTATCATTTACAACTGATGAACAAACATTAATTAATGAACTAAAACTAATAATTGACAGAGATAATTTAAAAGCTTACTAATTTTAATATTTATAAACAATGAAACCATCAGACTTTAAAAAAATTATTAAGGAAGCCGTAAAAGAAGCTATTCAAGAGGAATTAAAAGATATCCTATTGGAAGCAGTACGTGCTCCTAGAACGGTTGTACAGGAATCAGTAAAAGATACTTACGCACAACCACACCTTGAACAACCTAAACAACTTAACGCTGCCGAAAGACGTGCTATGTTTGGAGGTTTATTAGAAGACATGCAAAATAATAACCCAGCAACAACAGCATATGCTGGTCAATTTAACCCTACAGGACCTGTAGATAATGTTAATGGAACATTACCTGCTGGAGAAGTAGGATTAGATATGATAATGGGGTTAATGAATAAATAATGGCATTCGGAGCAAAAAAGATATATCCTATTGATACCAAACCTGGAACAGGTGTTGGTGTAGCTATTCCTTTTAATGCTCCTGGAGTATTTAGAATAACTTATACTACAAAAGAATCAATCAAAACAAATTTAATTAATTTTTTTTATATTTTTAAATTTTGATTTCAAAAAAGAAAAAAAATAGTAAAAAATTTATTATTTTAAATTAAAAAAAAAAAATAAAAAAAAATAATTATAATCATTTTAAAAAAT